TTCTTTGTGTAGACTGACCAAGAATATGCTTCCCCACTCTTGCGAGCATCCCTCCAACCCGTAACGAGTCCGTTTAAAAAAGAATCCCAGTGAACAATTGTTCCATTGCACCACAAGAACCCATTTTTATCGAAATCGATTGCTGGGAAGACAGCTGCCGTTACCCAGTTCTTGATTTGTTGTCTAGATTCGGGTGTTTTAGTATTCAGCTCTGATTCAAAGTCATCAAGCACCATTCCTGTAAATCTAGTTGAAAGTTGCTTTTTTCCACGAAGTCGCTGATTTGCACCCTTGGCTATCATCCTACAGCCATTAGTTAACATAAACTCGGACTTCGTCCATTTGTTCCCCTGTAAGTCTCCGAAATAATAATGTATAGCTGGATTTAGCTCAATATGATTCATGCACCAGTTAAGATTATCAATAGCCTGATCCTGTGCTTCGCCTATCCATGCAACAAATTCTGGCTTATCTTTCTCGGCAAATAGAAAGCGATGAAGGATTGCGGTTGCTGCTAAGGTAGATTTAGCATGGTCACGTGGTAGTACTAGCCCTAATTGCTGTATTTCCCTACTTAAAAGGAGCTTCCCCACCTCCACATGAAAATTAGGTGTCGCAGAGGCGAGGAAGTCTTGAGGAGAGAAAAGTTTCCCAAAAGTAATTAAATCACTATATGCATTAGCAAGTAGCTCTTCATTCTTGGAAACATTCCCATGAAGATTTAAATTTGACATTTAGCGTCTTGTGTGTTCCATTATCATTTGTATATATGCATGTACAAGATCAGTCATATAATGTAAGTCTGACCATACACAATACATAAAATATGCCATTGTAGACATCCAAACGATTGCTATTAGTTTTCCCAAATCAGTTTTCATTTATTGTTATATGAATACAGGGTTCAAATTCACATTCATATCCTTCAAAGTGCCCAGTGTGAAAATGATCTATATCACAATTCTGTGGACAAAATTCATATCCTATGATTCTAACCATTAGCGTATCCCCATTTCCTATTGGGTATGCTTTCGGCTCTGCCCTGTCTGTTTCCCATGAAAGAAAAGCAGCAATTAAAATAAGCAGTATTGTCTGTGTTTCCATAATTATTTCTTACCAAATGCATAGACTCCAATATTTAGACACCCGATTATAAATACTAGTAATGTTCCCCCTATATGCCACATGTAGAGATTGTAAAGTCCTACAAACAGATTTAGAAGGCGAAGTTTATTCCTTGTTGTCA